CCCTGATGGCGTATAAGTTATTGTGGCATCTGAGTAGGCGTTTAACGTAGCCACGCAAGTTGTATCTACAAAAGCGGGGTCAACCGCACCGCCATAGGATTCGTTTGTAATGTAATCAAGCCATACATCTGCGGGTTTTGCTACGCTTGCACCATTGGGGTAATGGCTTACCTTAAAAGTAATTGGGTTTAGTTGCGTTGTGTCTGCATCTCGGTTGTAAACAAGTTTGACAATCGCAAACCCTAAATTGTTCATCTGTCTGTTTGTGGCGGGCCATCTTTGACCAACAGCAATGTCTGAGCCGCCCATTACGGAACTAGGCGCAGACGCACCATTTGCAGAGGTAATTACACCTGCGTTACTAGATTTGTAAAGGTTAATGTACAGATTGCCACTAATCTTTGTGTCAACATTACCCGCTTCATCGGTCAGGCTAACAACTTTGGTTAGGTCTGAGCCATCAAAAGTAATTAAGCGGTCGCCGTAATACATCTTGGTTGTGTCAAAGTTAAACACACCCGCCGCCGTTCCTAGCGTTGCATTGGCTTGACTAATGCTTGAGATAGCCAATACGTAATACATTGTTTTTTGGTCTGTCGTCAGAACCGCATCTACAAACGTGCCGCCCATATAGGCATCGCCATAGACAATAGGAATAGCGTTAACTTGACTTGGCGGTACTTGTTGACGTACGCCCATGTCTTGTTGCGTTTCAGGATTCTCAGCAAAAATGCGGGAAACAACTTGCGACAATGCAAAACTAACAGCGAATGTTGCCGCCGTAAAACTTACGCCAAAAGCCGTAACTAAATAATTTGCGCCCGCCGCAATAAGTGTCGCTACCATTTTTATTCCCTAAAGAAAGTTGCGCCAAGTGGTTTATAACCCCTGCGCGTGTAATCAATCAATGGCCCGTTAGCCGAAATTGATGTGCATACAATATCCACATCGCCCGCTTTCAGCATCGCTTTTGCTTGTTCATCAAACGCTTTCCAAAGCCTACCGCCAACCGTTCCATTTCTGTGCTCAGGTTCAACCCACCACAGAAGTTCGTTTAACTCTTTTACTTTGGGTGACCAAATGTTAGAAGTTTTGTAAGCCACGATTGCACCTCTAAAATGCGTGTCCACAAAAATGAACCCACGACCTTGCATGATGCTAAAAAGTAATTCTTCAACATAACGGGGAAAGTGGTTATGCGATTGACCAAGTTTTTTAATAGGGTTTTCATAAGCGTAAGCCTCCACAATTTCTAACAGTCTAGGTATATCGTATCTTGTCGCTTGTCTTATCATTATTTTTTAGTCTCCAACACCGCCATCTCCACCGCCATCACCACCACCATCCATCGTAACGGTCGTTTCGCTTGCTTGTGTTTGCGTCTTAGGGGGCTTACCAAAATCAAAATATTGGTTTGATATTTCAGCCACACGATTCATTGATGTGTCGTTAGCGTAAATAAATTGCCAATTACTTTTGTTTGTTTTAACGCCTGACAATCTATTTTCCAAAATGCGGCGCATTGATGAACAAGAAATAGAACAAGTTGCAATGCGTGTTCGCGCCTCAGAATTAAAGTCCTCAGTAATCGCCACGCTATTGATAATTCCTTGATAGCGTTTAAAAAACTGTGTTGTTGGCGTTGTAATAATTTGATTGTTGGAATCAAAAAACCCACGCCACACTTCTACCAACGAACCTTTAATGTCGCTAGACAAAATCAAGGAAATATTTGCCGATGCAATCCCCGTTAAAGCAATCGTCATGTCGTCAGAAGTCGCCTTAATATCGCGCTGAACATCGCTGACGTTTAGCAATGCGCCAAGGTTTGTAAATGTAATTCCACCAACCGTGATAGGTGCGGCGGCATTGCAGAATGTATAAACAGTTGCCGCAGTCCCAACAGTTAGTTTTACAAATTCCGCATGGTTAATCTGTGAGCCTGTTACGGCGTTAATAGTTGTCATGTGATGTATTCCCTAAACACAAATGGTGCATCCCATTGCACAAACGCACCGCTTGTCATTGGGTTTAAAGTATATGTTGGACACGCTTCTGCAACAACTTGAATCACGCAATCATTGCCAATAAAAACTTGCGTACCGCTTGTAGGCAAGCCAATCAACGGGCGGTGAATTCCTACCGATACAGGCGTACTTGCCCGCGCTACATCAGCAGTTACTTTGTAGGTGTAGCCGCCAACCATAATAAAGTCACCCGCTTTAAAAGCAAAACCAGACCCCGTAGGAACGGTTACAGACAGCGTTTGAGTGTTAGCCGATGGGGTACTAGCCAAAACCACACTAGCAAAACTGGCAGAGGGTATATCGCCTTGGTAAGCCATAAACCACGATAAGTTAGAACTCTGGAAAAAAATGTTCTCTGGCAACTGGCGGTCTTTATTGTCAATCGCTTGGATAACAGACCTAACCTGTGGATAGTACAGGTACGCATGGGGTTGTATCGTAAACACCCAAGGCACGGCGGTTAGGTATTGCGCCACGGTAATGTAACCTGAACGGGCTACTTGTTGTCCAACCATGCGGCGGTTATTTACCGTCATTGATTGTTGGATTTCAAAGATTGTTTGGAAACTCATGCTCGACCTCGATTCACAGCCAAAGATTTACCTGCATATTGATTTGCCGCCCAGATAGCGTTAGGACTACCAAGCAATCTATCCTCAAACGATTTGGTATCAATAGCGTTAATGTAATTGTTTGTAACCATCGTAGTGCCGCCCATGCCGCCTAACGCATGGTTTGGAATAATTGTTCCCGCGGTACGGGGTACAAAGATTTCAGGCCCGCGTTCACCAACAATTGCGGGTTGTCCTACGGCAGGGCTACCACCATCAGCATACCCTGCAAAACCCATTACCGCGGCGGGTTGATAAGGGTTTGATTTCATGCCAAACATAGACCCAAACAAAGAACTTAAAAAGCCCGATGCCGCGGCTTTTATTTGCATTGCCAACATATCTTGAATGATGCTACGCGCCAAATCTTTAAAACCAATCTTGCCTGTTTTAACAAAACGGTCAATAGCCGATTCCATGTTGCCCATCAATGAATCAAATGCTTTTGCACCTTGTTCTAATTCTGTTGGCATATCACGAATAAAACGCATTGCGCTTTTTGCAAAGCCTTCTTCGTATGAACCTTGGCGCGATTGCAAAGTTAATTGATAACGCTGATGCGCTATTGACAATGCTTTTTCTGATAATGCTACTTCGCGGGCTTCCGCTTCTGCGCGGGCAGTTGCCGTTAAATCTCTACGATTATCAAGTTCTTCTAAATTTGCGGCTAACTGTTGCCGAATCTGCAATTTTTCGCGTTCTAATGCAAAATCTTCTTGACGCATACTTGATGATTTCATTTCAAGTAGCATCATTTCTTTTTCATTGTTAAGGGCAATGCCCATCAATCTTTGGCGTTCAGCAACCGCGGCATTTCCTTTGTCGTACATTGCAAAAAATTCAGCCCGTGCTTTTGCATCTTCTTCCGCGGATTTTTGTGCATTAGCCGCACCTTGTGCGTACAGTTGCATTTGCCTTTTTCGGGCTTGTTCCGCTTCTTTAGATTCGGAAACTTTACGCCCGCCACTTCCCGCCTGTGTTGTTGCGCCGCCTTTTTTGCTTAAGGCATCAATGGAATTACCATATTCGCTAACACCCATTACTTTATTTACAAACCTATCAAGGTCTTGCCGCGCAATAATATCGGCTATTTCTTTTTTGCCAAATACATTTTCAAAATCTTTATCATCATAAGATGGAATAAAACTTTTAAAGATTGTTGCCGTTAATTGCATTTGTCTAAGCAAACCGCCCAAAACAAACGAAACATCCGCAATAGATATTGCTATTGTTTGAAAAACCGTTTTAAATATTGGGCCTAAAATATTTGTTTCACCCGCCAAATCTTTCATGTAATCAATGCTTGCTTTTAAAACTGGCCCAAGTTGTGTAGCCAATGTAAGCATTACATTACGCGATGTTTGTGCTAACAAATCATAAGTTTCAGCGGCGGCTTGAATTGCTTTTTCTTGTTCTTGAATAAGCGGGTTTGCCCTTGCCATTTGGTCGGCAAATCCAACCATATCAACGCCTTTAGCGGCTTTGGAAAATATTTCCATTGCCTTGGCGTTGCGCGTAATCGGGTCTTCAATTTGGGCTAAGTTGGCAACCAACTTATTTAGCAATTCTTCTTGGGAAAGTTTGCCTAAATCTTTTAAGGTAACGCCCAAAGCCGCCGCAGTTTTTTGCGCCTTATCAGAACCGCCCGCGGCTTCATCAATAAACTTGGCAAACGCGGATAGCATCTTGCCCGCGTTGTCGGCTTGACCACCTGAATTTGCAAGGGCGTTGGATAACTGTAAAACCGTGCCTATGGCTACTTCGTTGGCTTCGGCTACATCGGCTAATTCATCGGCGTATTTAAGTGCGGCGGCACTAGCGGCAAGCAATGCAACCGCACCCATCTTCCCAAATTTTTCGGCGGCTTCGCTAAATTTTTCTAACTTTTTACCCGCGGCATCAATACCTCTATTGAATTCCGCGGTATCTATGCCTAGGGCTACACCAAGGCGGGCAATCATATTAGCCATCTTTTACCCCAAACAATGTTTTATCAAATCCTTGCGCCTGTTGCATAAATGCTAAAAGGCTATCATTTACTGCCGCCTTTTGCTTATCAGCAGATAAAGGCGGGTAGATGTAATCATACGCACTACCCAAAATGTTGGCTAGTTTATATGGGGGCGAATTTGCTGTTCTCATGTAATTAAACACCCCGTTTGTCAGGGTTGCTATTTGCGTAAGAACGCCATAATTTCCAACCATTCCATCGGCATACATTGTTTGAATGTTTGCCAAGGTTACATCGTCTAATTCTTCAATTGTTTCTAAGGTATGCCCGTTGAAAATCATTGCGGCTAGGCATTGGCTTTTCAACGAGCCTATTAGTTTCCCCGCGCTTCCCTGTAGGTTGGGCTAATTACTTCGCCAATCTTTTCTACGATTAGCATTTGCACGGCAATAGGGAATTCTTCTTCAATGTCGGCATAGGTCAAATCTTCAAGGGTTACGCCTTCCATTTCAGGAACTAGTAATTTAAAGAATTCGGTAATGCGGGCTTCGGTAATCGCTTTGTTTCTAGCGGCTTCGCGCATTGAACGCTTTTCAACCAAAATATCTGTATCAGTAAATTCAAAATCTTCGTTTTGATTGCCTTCAAACTGCCGCAAAGGAACGGTGATTTCTTGATAGATTTTTTCTACCGTTTCTTCATCGGGATTTGAAACCTTTTTATAGATTGCATCTGATTCAATAACCAAAGGGATGCGAACCTTAAAGGTATGCCCATTCAATACAAACGAACGGGTTAAAAGGTCTTTTCGTTTTGCTTGGTACTTTTCACCAAATGCCGAACTTAGTTTTGTCATTTATTTTTTATCCTGTATTTACTGATTCGCCTTGCTAAAATTTCCCCTAGCCGCTTGGCGGTTTCATTGGCTTGGGATTCCAAAGCAGGGCGTAAAAACGGTTGTGCGCCATTTCTAGCCGTGCCGAATTCTTGTGCTATGGCACGGGCATCCGATAAAACGCCTTCTTGCCGCTTTGCTTCTTTTAAATCTCGGTCGTATTGCGCTTTATCTGATTTGTACAACGCCGCATTTTTTTCGTAAAACTCTTTTTTAAGTTTTTTCTTAAACGCTTTAGTTGTTACCAAAGCAATTACTGTATCGTTTTCGGTGATGTATTTAGAACGAATATCGCGCTTGGTTGGGCGGCGGGCTTCTATTTGCATTGTCCTAGATAAATCGCCAGTATCTTTAGGCGCGTTCATTTGCGCCATTGTTAACACGGGTTTCATTGCTTCCCGTGCGGCGGGTACTAAAATAGAACTTCGTGCTTTCTTGTCGCCAATCTCAGATGCTAGTTCCTCAAACGCGGCTAGTACACTTTTCAAGCCTTCGATTTTGTAGGTAACGCCCGACATAATTAACCCATTGGCTTAATAATCTTTTGGTACAACGCGTTGTTTAGCGTATGCACATAATCAACGATTTCATCGGGCGTAAACTTATCCGCATGGTTTGCGGCAATGTCATGCGCCAAAGAAATTGCAGTTAATTTTTGTGCGGTAAACCCAAACCAATCCTTACGCGAATCGGATTGGGCTACTAGAAAGTTCAACAAATCGTTACTGTCTTTTATTGTCGTTTGCATATTATGTATTGTATTTACTTAGAACTTTTAAACATACCGCTTCTACAGAATCCGCATCAGCGGCGGCAATGGCATCTTCTAGTTCTTCAGCATCTACTACCATCCCTTGTGCAACCGCATCAAGTGATTGGTAGGTAGTGCTTAGAACTTCTAAGGCTTCTTCTACGGTCATCATGTGTTATTAGACCAACCGTATTGGTTGCCCCTCGGATGAATTGTAAAATTGCATTTTGCTTCTGCGCTTGGGCTTGAATCAATTGTGAATTGTGAAACGCGACCGTTGAACGCATACGCAACCGTATTAGCACCGTCAACCGCGGCAACCACAAAAGTACGGTCAACAGTACCGCTATAGGCATCAGCGCGGATTTGCAATAACGCGGTGTCGCTTGGATTCCAAGCCGCGGTAATGCTTAACGATGTAGGCGCAGATTGCGTAGGAATCTTATCGCTTTGGCGTGAACCCGCAACGCCAAAAGATGCAACCGCATCATCCTGACCAAAAGCGGGTACGGCTTCCACGGGCAACAAAACACCCGCGCCGCCAGTACCATTAGCCGCCGTGCCTACGATGGTTGTAACTTGCCCTGTCCATACGGAAAGGTTTGCCGTTGTAAGTGGCGTAGGCGTTGCCGCGCTTTGCATATACAACGATGCGCTAAAACCCGCTAAAACTTTATTTGGTATAGCCATGATATTCCTTTAGGCGTTGTTAGACCAACCGTAGAGATTTCCACGGGGGTGAATGGTGAAATTGCATTTGGCTTCAGCACTAGGGCTTGCATCAATCGTAAACTGGCTTACGCGGGCGTTAAAGGCGTAATAAACAATGTTTGACCCTTCGGTAGCACTAACTACAAAAGTACGGTCAATAACGCCGCTATAGGCATCGCCGCGCATCAGCAAAAGCATTGTGTCGCTAGGATTCCAAGCGGCGGTAACGCTAAGTGATGTTGGTGCGGATTGCGTTGGGATTTTGTCAGATTGACGCGAACCCGCTACACCAAAACTAGCAACGGCATCATCTTGCCCAAAAGCGGGTACTGCTTCTACTGGAATTAGATTACCTATAACTGCAATAGGTGCAACATTTCCAAGGGTTGAAAGTTGGGTAAGTGTTAGTGCGGTAGGTGTCGCGCCTGATTGGGCATACAACGCCGCGCTAAAACCCGCCATTATTTTGTTTGGTAGTGCCATTTTAAAAGTTCCTTCAAAAGTTGTTGGGTTGTCTTATGTTGGAATATCTAGGGTGCAATCAAGAAAAATTTGGGCTAACTTTTCATCATTGTCATAGGTGTTGTAAAGCCAAAAAACATCTGCTTTAGCAATCTGAAAACCATTAGTTGCACCGCCAAACAAACCACTATATCCGTGTAGCGATTGTAGTATCTGATTGGAAATAGTGAAACCTTCTTCTATAACTTGCGTAAAAATACTTATCTGAAATGTTGGGCGGTCAATGCCTTTAACCGATTGAACTGGCCCTGTATAAACATCCTGATGGACATTTCTTAGCATCCAAACAATAAACTTAGGTTCAGTTGCAAAATTACGGTTAAACGCGGCGTACACGGGTACGGGCGTAACAATGCTTTGCAGTTGAAACTGAATCGCTTTGCCGTATTGAACTGGATTTTGTTGGGTTGCCATTTACACCGCCGTTACTGGGTCATTTCTGTACGCCAAGATAACCACGGTCATCTTATCGTCAGATTCGCGGATGTTATCAATGCGCCAATCGTAACCGTTGTAATTGATTGAATAAAGATTTTGATTGCGAACCATTGTTCTTGTGTTTGGCGTGTAGTTCAAAATAAAATTAACTACATCTTGATAAAGGCGATACTTTTCCGAAATCTTTAAACTGTTGGCAACGGATTGAACACGCGCACGGGTGCGAAACCAAGTAGTTTGCGCGGTACTTTGTTCGCCAAAATCACTTTTAGCAAACGCTAGATTGTTTACCGTAATTTGTTCAAACCGTGCAATTGCCATTTACATCACCAAAGGTTTGTATGGGCGTAACAAGGTAGCCACACCAAAAGGTATTTCTTTTAGTTGGTTATCAGTTGTGTTGCTACGGTTGTTATACAAGTGCGTGAACAACAACAAGCCCGCTTGTTTAATGACGGGGTATGTTTGCAACGGATTAGGTGCGGTCGTGTACTCGCAAATAATCGGTGCTGTCATCTCGCTATTGATGCTTGTAGGCAATGATTGAATGATAACTTTGTTACCACTTGGGTCGTAATAATATTGATTTGTGGCAATCACAGTCAAAACAGGCGGTGTGCTGTTGTTCCAATATGCAACTCGGTTAACCGTTACGCCCGCTTGATTAGGGTATTGGTTTTGAGATACTTCTGGCAAATCTAAACACACAGGCGAACTGGCTAAGTTTTCAGCACCGTACCAAACACGGTATGTAACTGAAAAAATAGACAAGCCTAAGTAATCTTCAATTGCTTGGCGAACGGCTAGTTCTAATGCTTGCAAATAGCCATCTTGTGATTCATCTTCAAATAAGTTAATTTGATTGGTGATTTCACTTAAAGTTAACCAAGGCGTAACAACATCGCGCCCAATCTGTTCAAACTTTACATAGTTAAACGGATTGCGTGTAGCCGCCCCGTAGGGCGCACCTAGTAGTTGGCTATCTACAGACATTTAAGCCCCTTGTTATACGCCGACCAAACGAATACCCGCAAACGGGTCGCGCACGGTGCTTACAAGACGTTTTTCTGCAAACAGGGTTATGAAGCCTGCTTGTGTTTGTTCCATTGCCTGTATAGTCATTTCCTCAACATCAGCAACAGTTACAAATCTAGGCCAATTAGCCAAGTAAATGTTAAATTTTCCCGCGCCTGTTGTTTGCATATTTGGATTGGCAATTACAGGGAAACCAAAGATATTAACAACAGCACCGCCATCATCATCACCAGTTTCAGCAAATTGTTTGATTGTTGTTCCACTGCCTAAGTTGCGTAATTCGTGAATTGTCTGTGGGTGCATCATCCATGCTGTATTGGGTAAATTCCAATATTGAGCAGGGAATAAACGAGCCATATCAGTAATATCTGAATAAGTAACTGCCGCCGCCGCTTGCGTGTATGTAGCAATTGAATGAATACCATTTGTAATTGCTGTTCCACTTGTACCAAAAGCAGATGATGCCGCGCTAGTGTACATATTTAAACCACGCAAACCGCTTGTGCCGCCGTTTACTGTAGTTGTTGAACCCGCTTGGTCATTGTTCAAAACCATTGATGCGCCTTCAATATTGGCGAACTCAAGCATTAAATCTTCAACAATGGTTTCGTTTAAATAATTAACATCTGAAAGAACCGCAGTTCGAATTGGTAATTGCGCTGTGATTACACGCGTAGGCAATTGCCAAATCGATGTATTTGTATTTGGTGTTCCGCTGTCAGGTGTGAATGTGTAACCAAACGGGTTTGTTTGATTAGCCGCGTTACCTGTCTTAGCAACAAATTGAACGCTTGAACCTGATGCGGAAATTACGCGGGAAAGTTGTCTAACGGGATTTGCAAAACGCAAAGCCGCAAACGCATCATCAAAATAAGTTCGACCACCAATGCCATTACCCGAACCCGTAAGCGCAGATGCTTCGCGCAAATCAATTGATACGCGTTCGCCTGTTTGGATAGTTTCTTGAATTGCGGATAGGATTTTTTGGGTTACGGTCATGGTGATTCCTTTTAAAAAAAGCGGGGGATTTTCGCCCCCCGCTAATGGCAACGCAATGATTAGGTCGCTGTGCCTGTCGAGCGATAACGAACACCTGCGAATGGGTCGCGAACACTTGTGCAAAGGCGTTTTTCCCCAAAAAATGTTATAAATCCTGGGGCCGTCTGGTCGTAGCGGCGCATAACCATGTTTAAACGGTCAACGATTGTGTGGAAACGTGACCAATCAGCAAAGAACATTGGATACAAAGAATTTGTACCTGCTGAACCTGCTGTTGTTTGTGATGGTGTATCGCAATACTTGTTAACGACAACATCAAAGCCCATCAACTGACCAACGATGCCTTCAACCGACAAACCTTCGTTACGGTTAAAGATAGGTGCGCCGTTGTTGTCTTTCAATGCACGAATTGCGTTCAACAAGATTGGGCTAATCACAAACTTAGCGTTTGCAGTCCAGTATTGTTGTGGCAATTGATAGATGAAGTTAACTACATCGGTATAGGTGATGTTGTTTGCGCCAACTGTTGCCGCGTTAGTGGTTGTTTGGTCGTAAGTAGCAAGGCTATGCAAGCCGCTTGAAGAACCTGTACCAGTAGAACCAAAAGCCGCTGTAGAGCAAGTACCACCTGCATAGGTAGCATTAGAACCTGCGTATTGGTCAAGGCCACGCAAACCGTTGCTTCCGCCGTATGGCAATGATGTTGCACCTTGGTCATTGTTTTGAATCATTGATAAGGCTTCGGCCTGACTAAACTCGGCCAACATATCGTCAACAACATTGGCTTCCAAACCATCAATGTCATCCAAAGCCGCGGTACGGATTGGGAACTGAACATTCAAGTCTTGCAAAACAACTTGCCAAATTGTTGTATCTTCGGTAGTTGCCGCGCCGTTGTTTTGAATCGCATAGCCCCATGCCGCACCCGCATTACCAGTTTTGACACGAAATTGATATGAAGAACCATCGGTTGCTACTGTGCGTGACACGCCGCGCAAGGGATTAGCCAAACGCAAAGCGGCAAACACGGGGTCATAGGCGGTGCGACCACCTTTGCCATCGCCGCCTGCGGTCAATGCTGATGCCTCTTTTAAATACGCTTGCATTTGTGATTCGTCAGCAAAAATTTGCAGTTCTTTTTCTACACGGTTGTTACCTTTGTAGAAAGTAGAAAGTTGTTCTTTAACAGAACGGTTTACATCACCACGCACGGTTGTAGCGGGCTTGACGATTGCGGGTGCTTGAATCGATGCTACTTTGGCTTCCAAAGCGGCAATGGTTTCTTGCATTTCGTTTTTAATTGCCTCAACAGCGGCGGGAATTTTTGCTTCTACTGCGGCAATGCTTTCGCTTTGCTTGGCTTCAATAGCATCCAGTTTTTCAATAATTGCTTGTGACATGATTTAACCTTTAATTTTGGTATCAAGAATTTTAAGAAGTTCACGGGTTTCTAAAGCCGCGAGAATTTCCGCTTCGGTAGCCTCCGCATCTGATTCACTCAGAATAGGCGCAATTTCAATAAGTGCGGGTTTTACATCACGCAATTCCAACACCTTTTTGAATGTAGATGCGGCGGCTACCGCATCCTTTTTAGATAGCCCAACTTCACGCAAGGCTTGTTCTAAAACTTTTAAATCCGCAGAACCATCAGGTCGGAAATATTCCAATCTGCTAACTTCTGCTTGTGGGTTGTTGGGATACATCACTACGGATACTTCGCGTAAGCCGCCTTTAGTGATTTGGAAATATGCTTCATCAGATTGGTCGGGTTCGCCTTCAGAATTGACCATTTGATATTCTTCGGCGTATGCGCCAACGGAAACGCCGCCAAACATAGCGGGGCTTTCTTGCATTACTTTGTAAAGGTCAGAACCCATCGTAGTATTGACAAACAAACGCCCTTCGGCTTTCATTCCTGTATCGTCAAACTCAAACGCATCCCATTGACCAACGGGGATTGCATCCGCATCGTGATTTACAAACATGGGTAGTGGGCGACCTGATGCAGAAAAATCTTCTGCCCATTTCATAAACCCTTCAGGCTGATAATTAAACCGCCTACCATCTGCGCCTTCACGCGCACCCCAAGTAGTTACGGTTGCTTCAATTTTTCCTGTCGTTGCGCCTTGCTTTTCCAAAACTAATTTGGCTTCGCAAACCATCATCAGGTTTTTTACGGTCATAGATTACCTCATCGATTTTAGTTCGGTCGATGTCATATATTGTTTTAGGGGGTCGCCCTCTTTTGGGGGGCGGTTCTGTATTTGGCTTATATGTTGCCAAGGATGCTATCACTAATTTAAAAATAGTGGACAATTTATTTTCACTTGCCGATATTCATTTTTCGGGTTTGGTTTCCACCGCCCCCGCCCGTATCTTGCGGGGATGTTCCTACAATCGGTTTATCTTTCCCACCTTTATCAATCAATTCGTTTGCCCCGTCAATATTGGGCATCCCCAAGTATTCACGCGCTTCGTTGGGGGTCATTATCCCGTTTGAAACACCTGCGGTAGCAAAATTCATTTGGTCTAACGGTGCGCCTTTTAAGAAATTGCGCGTATCAAATTCAATGCACAAATTAGGGTAGCCAACAAACAAATGTTGTTTTAATTTCTGCTGAATGTTAATTAAAGTTGGGTACATTGTGGATTTATAGAATTCATCCATCATTGTTTGGGTATTGTTGTACTTGGAATCCCCGATACCAATCATTGCCGCGGGAACGCCAAACAAACCGCAAATTCGTTTCATGGTTTGTTCTTTTAACTTAGCCGCATCGGTATCTTGCAGGGTCAACATATCTAACGGGGTGTACTTCATGCCTTGGTCTAGCAACATACCCTGACCCGCTTTACTTGGGTCGCTTGGGCGGCTAGAAACCATTGCCGACCATGCTTCTTTCAAGCGGGCGGCAATTTCTTTGTATTTGCCATCAGGAATAACACTTTCGGTAGTAAACATCCCGCTTGGCTTTGCGCCGTTCTGCATGATGTAGTTTGCGTAAAGGTCAATATCTTGGTCAAGTGATACCAGTTCTGCCGCCAAAATGCCTTTGTTAAAACCCGCAGAACCTTGCCAGTTCATTTCCTTAATGTGCATCACTTGGTTAAAGTTCAGCGGTTTATCACGGTTAAAACCGTAGGCGGGCGTACTTAAACGATACGATGGGTAACGCGCAGGGGTGATTGTTACGGCAATCAAAGTTGAATCAAGCAAGTACATTTCTAACGGGGTTTCCGTTGTGCTTTCTTGGTCTTTTCTCCACCAAAGGGTAAATGCTTCGCCCGCAAGTTCGTACCACATTAGCCATTGATACCAAAATTCGTAGGTACTTTGGAATTGGTTAGGTTGCGCCAAAAGGTTTGCTACTTGCTTGGCTTTAGCCTTATCCCGTGCGCCAACTAGCGGCGATTTGATGGCATCGACATAAGTACCATCTTCTGATTGGCTAACCACGCGAATAGGCAATTGGGATAGGGCGCGGGCTTTTGCGGCAACGCAAGCCATGATTGTGCTATTGCGCGTAAGCAATGACATATCCACGGGGCGACCCGCGTTATTGGTCGCGCCTGTGGTTACATAAAGAATCTGAGTATTGACATTAGGGTTCTTATTATCGCCTTGATAAACGATGTTATTACCTAACGCAGATTGCCCAAATAGCGTATTAGATTCGTTTTTTTGGTCTTTATTGCGCTTGAAAATGTCGAAAATAGCCATGTTTTTACCCAATTTCTTGATGGTTTACCATTCAAAACTTCTAAATCCAAATGTATCAGAAATAAAAACATTGTCTAGATGGCAATGCAAAGCCATAATCATTGCAATAATTCCGTCAACTTTTGCGGATGTATCGGCTTCATTCTTACGAACTTTGACATTTCCGTTTACATCCGTGTAAACCTCCGCGTTTGCCAGTTGCCAACCAACAAACGGGTTGCCATCGTGCATGATGCCTTTTTTCAGAATCAATTGTTCAGCGGTTTTAGACGGGTTAGATAGAACCGCCATACCCTGCCCAACCTTCTTTACGGGTAAACCCTCGGAATACAAATTAGCAACCAATGACGCGGCGTTGTACGGGTC